ATCATGAATATTTATATTCTGTTTTCTTTTCGACTTAGGTAATTGGCCATCTGTGCGAACATGCCGGTTATTTAGGGTTTTTCTTTTGTCTTGGATGCGAGAAGTGGGAGAAAATAGTTGTAATGTATTTATATTGAATTTTTATAGGTTTTTTTTTCCATTTATGATAATATTTAATTTTTGTTTTTAGTTTTTAATTATTCTTGTCTTATAATGATGTTTATTCAACTTTTATGGGACTTGAATATTTAAAAGCGCGTTTTGAAATACGTAAAAGTTTCGCTAATAGTGTGTTTTTGATATTAGATTATGAGTTCCTTTGTACCAAACAGGGGTCTTATATTTTAGGAGAGATTTCAATTGTTGAGGGTTGAGCCCCCTTGTATCAATTGTTATTCTTTTCTTTTAAGAACGGACCATTCATACTTAGCGGTCACTGAGGCTGTTTGTGGACTTGGAGTTAACTTATATGATGATGGATCTTATGCATTGTTAGGTAGGGTTTTATAATTTACCAGAAAAATTATAATGGTGTAGTCTACCATTTTAAAAGATAGAATATTAGGGTATTCGGTAGTAAAATAATTTAAAGGTATTTATAGTTACGTGGTTGTTGAAACTATATACTGTTCTAGTGGTACCAAACATTAGGATGGATGTTTCATATCGAGAGTAAAGACAACTGCTATTAGGTCTATAATCACCAATGGGAGTATAATTTTTTACTATTTTGTATAGTGTCGATCTTCTAGACGCTATATAATTCCCTAATTTCGAAGTGGCTCGCGGGATGAATAGGATCCCCAATTCCTTTTTTCCGACAGTGCAGTACAAGTATAAGATTAAACGTTGTTACCATGGCTTTTACTTATGATTCTTATTCAGGGGGATTTCTTGAGAGAGTTCGATCTCTCCAAGAAAACTATTGGCTTGAGAAACATGCTGAAGATGTTTCTTTAATTATTGATGAAGACCCTGCAGTTAAATTAGGAGACGCTTTGGAATATAAATGGACTTTGATTGATGAACAAAAGGAAAAACGTAATCAAGAATATTTGCTTTTTAATGATTTAGTAACTGAACTTCAAATTGAACATTGTGATAATTATGATTTTAATCAATTGAAATCTTATGAAGAGTATGATAGGATAAATGAAAATATTGTAACTTATGAGCCATATGAATTTCCAAATTTAGATTTGATTGATTATGAACCTGATGATGAGAGTGATTGGAGTGATTGGTTTGATATGTTTCCTGGTAAGATTGATAAATTAGAAGTTATTGAGGAAGATGATGAAAGTTGGTATACTCCTTATCCTAAAATTGAAATTGTTGAAAATAAACCTCCTAAAATTTTTAGAAAATTAAGAATTTTGCGATTAGTTAGATTTTTGATGAAAGGTAGTTTGAAAGATTTGGGAATGAAAATTTTTGAGAGAAATTTTGGAAATTTGGTAGTTCAAGGTATGTTTGATGATGTTACAACACCATTGAATAATTTGTCGCAACAGATTGAAAAGGGAGTTTCAACTATTGAAAGTGTTGTTAATCCGAATAATTTGAAAATGTTAGGAGCTACTGCTATTCTTCCTGGTGTTTTTACTGCTGTTCGTGTTGTTGAAGTTTTAGGTGCTTTTATTGCAACTTTGTATGCTATAACTCATTCTTCTTCTGCAAGTCAAGCAATTTCTATAATTTCTGCTACTTTATTAGCGGGGGGAGCTTTTTCTACAGTTGGAGCTTATATTACTAAAAAACATATAGAAGATATGATGAAATCAGATAATATAGTTCAATCAGAAAGTTTTAATTATGGAAAATTAGTTAAACCTGGTGCGTCTTTATTAGCTTTATTATTAACTACACATGTGTCTGAGTTAGCTGATTTGAAAAGAATACAAGATATCAATACATTTGGAAGGGCTTTTGGGTCAGTTTCAAATGTTGAACAGTGTATGGAAAAGGTTATTGAGTTAGTTAATGATAATATTACTTCTGAGTTATTTTTTAGTCCTAAAATGGTTGGATCTGAATTTGAATTAATGTTACAGGAAGTTCAAAAATTTGTTATGGATTGTGTCTATGATCCTGAATGGACTAGGGATTGTCATTTAGATTCAGATAAACGTGAACAGGTTGAGAGTGCATATGCTAAATTAAATCGATTGTTTTTGTTAACTAAAGATAGAAATTTAAAGGAGATGATAAGGCATATGTTGTTAGCTGTTGTTAGTTTGCGGAAATTAATTGCTGCTTCGTTTGTTTCTGTTAAGGAAAGAATTAGACCTGTTAGTATTTGGTTAGCGGGTGAGTCTGGTGTTGGAAAATCAACTATGATTGAAAGTATGGTTTTAGATTTGACTAGAGATTGTTTTACGTTAAATGAGAGGAAAAAATTTGCTAAATTTGGTGATTTAATGTTTTCTAAAGCTCCTAATTCTTCTTATTGGGATGGTTATTGTAATCAGCCATTTTATTTGATAGATGATTGTTTTCAAATTGGTCAAGATCAAGGTACGATAATGGTAGAGGAATGTATGGAATATATTCATCTTGTAAATAATTGTTCATTTATTCTTGATATGGCTGTTGCTGAGGCGAAGAATAAAGTTAGTTTTAATAGTAGTTTTGTACTTGCAACATCAAATATGATTTCTTTTCCTGATGATTTGTCAATTGCTGATATTAATGCTGTTCGGTCAAGGAGAGATTATTTGATAGTTATGAATGTAAAACCTGAGTTTAGAGTCCCTAATGGAAATAGGTTAGATATACAAAGATGGTTGGATTATTGTGAGAATAATCATTTAAATAGTGATGTACCAACTTTTGCTACTTTTTCTTTGTTTCATCCTACTATGGAGAGATTTATTGAACAATTAGAGTATCAGCAATTAATAAATTCTATAGTTAGTTTTTATAAGAAACGTTACGGAAGAGATTCGGTAAGAATAGATAGATTAAATGAAAGGTTTAGAGCTATTCAGATTCAATCTGATGATGGAGGAGCGAGTTCTCAATCAGTTCGTCCTAAAATTAGATTGAATTATTGTTTTTCAGATGAGGCTTTGAGAGTTGATGGATATGAACCAAAGGATGTATATAAGGGTTATGTTTTGGATGGAAATACTGAAAAGGATAAAACAAGAAAAATGATTGATAAGATGGATGATAGTGAGTCTATTGTTAATGATGAAGAATATAGTTGGGTTCCTGAATCTGAGAGATCTATGAAAGCACGAGCTTCCTTATGGTTTAGAACTGGTTTTAATATTAAAGATTTAGTTAATAAATTTGGAAATAAAAATTTTAGAGCAAAAGATGCTGATTTAGTGGCTCCCTTGCTTTTAGCTCAAGATCCAATTGGCTTGAAAAATATAGGGATTAATCCCGAAATTATTAATGAGGTTCCTATAAAGCCTAAATACCAGTCTTGGATGCAGAGAAATTTGGATTCTTTATGGTTGAAGTTTAAATCTCATCCTGTTATGAGTGTTTTAATTATTTTAGGTATAGTTTCTGCGTCTGTTTTAACTATTTTGGGGTTAACTAGTCTATTTAAAAGTTTTAAGAAAGATAAAGAGGAAGTTGTGGAATATAATTTTTCTCAAAGAGTTAATTTACCAAAGAAAATAGGGGCTCCGAAAGTAGAGAGTGCGATTAGTTCTAATTTTCAGGTTAATTGTTCAAAGATATATAAAAATTTTGTAGATTTATCTTTTGTAGTTGAAAAGAGTGTTGGTAATGATTTAATTAATAGAACTAAAGGTATAATTTTAGGCAATGATCGGCTGCTTTGTCCTTTGCATTTGTTTAAGCATTATAATGAGAATGTTAAAAATTATCTGAGAATTGTAAAAGCAAATGGAAATAAGATTGTTATTGATACTAAGCAAATGGCTTTCTTTGAATTGGGTGATAGATATAAATATCCTGACTTATGTATTGTAAAAACAAGTCCAGGTCTTGTCATAGGAAGAGATATAGTTAATATGTTTGCCAAGGAAGAAGATGTTTTGGCATTAAAACAAGCAAATGGGTCTTTGTTAACTAGAGTAGATGAGGTTAATCATATTCAGCATACATTAGTTGGTAGTATAGATTCAGTTCCATCTGCATCTCCTAGATTTCCTAAAGGATTGGTAAATGAAATTGGTTTAGTACATACTATGGGTTTGGTGTATTCATGTGATACAGATGTAGGTTCGTGTGGTTCTCCGATTGTTATGCATACTAATGGAAATGATAAAGTAATTTTTGGTATTCATTTAGCTGCCATTAAAGGAGGAACAGGTTTTGCAAGTTATATATCACAAGAGATGTTACGTGAAGTTGAGATACAAGGTGAGGAAGTTGAACATAATCCCCCTTTTGTTCCTGAAAATATTATGTGTTTAGAACGTGTTCCAAAATCTGAACAGGTTTGGATTCCATTAACTAATAATATTCGGAGAACTCCTTTATCTGTTTCATGGGAACCTAGTAAATATCCTGTTAAAATTGATAAAGATTTGAAGCAAATAAAATTAGCTCTTAGAAAATTTAATCCTGATTTTGGTCTTTTTAATATAGATATAATTGATAAAGTGAGTTGTGTTTTAAGTGAAAAATTTAAATCACATGTGGAATTTGGAGAAGTTAATTTATCGTATGCTCTTAATGGTTTTGGGAATTTAGGGTCAATTAATTCTAGTTCTAGTTTAGGGTTTCCTTTATGTTTGACTAATAAAAAGAAAGATATTGTTATTTTTAATGATCAATTTGAACTTAAAGAAGGTAGAGTGATAGAATATAATCAGTATGTGAGAGGAACATTTGATCAAGATAGGTGGATAATTTTTCCTAAACATGAACGGTTGCCAATTAGTAAGATTTTGAAAGATAAGGTTCGATTATTTGTAGCGAGCCCTTTTTATTTTTATTTATATTGTAGACAGATTTTTATGGTTATGCAAAATAGTATTCAAAATAATAAGTTTGAATTGGGAATTATGATAGGAATAGATCCTCATGGTAGTGATTGGGATATGTTATTTAGGCAATTATTGAAATATAATTATTATTATATGGGTGATTTTAGTGCTTTTGATAAATCTTTGCACCCTTATGTTTTGAATAAATTGTATGACTTTATAGGATATTCAAGTGAAGCGAGAAAATGCTTAAATGCTATTATTAATCATACATGTCAAATAGGTCCGATAACATTTATGCCATTGGGTGCTAATCCATCAGGGAATGCTTTAACAGTTGAAATTAATTCTATTTTTAATCTGATTTTGTCTTATTCAGCTGTTTATGATCAGTTGGGTGATAAATGTTTTGAAAAATGTAAAGTATTTGTTTATGGTGATGATAACATAATTGCTTCTTCAGTTAAATTAGATGTTGAGAAAATTGTGTTGTTTTTTAAGAGTTTATCGGCTGATTGGTATGGTATTATATCTACTGATAGTATTGATGATGTTGTTTTTTTGAAAAGGAGATTTGTTTATAATAGAGGTTTTATTAGGGCTCCACTTGATATAAATTCGATACTAGATTCTGTGTTATGGTGTGAAGATGTATATCAGATAGATGTGTTAGATTGTTTGAAAAGTTTTTTCTTGGAGTTAGAACATTATGAGTTAAGTGATGTATATGGTTATGCTAAAGAGGTTATAATGGAGTGTAATAGGTTGAATATTGAGTTACCTGATTCAGTTTATCAAGTTTTTATTGAAGGTAATGTTATTAATAAGTATTGGCATGCTGTAATTTATAAGATGTGTGATTTATATAGAGGAATTCCCATTGATGTTTTTAAATTGTATGATTTAATTTTTGATGTTGAGGTTATTAGAGTAAGATTAAGTGATTATTTACCAATTGAAAGAGAATTTATACATTATGGGTTTTTAGTAGATAGTAAATATCATATATCTTTGGGGAGGAATGGTATATTTCAGTCTGAAATTGATGTATTATATGAGATTGTTGATAGAGTGTTTTTGAAGGTTTCTTTATTGGATATTTTAAAATGTAAATATAAGTATCATCCTCTTAGATTTAATTGTAATCATTGGGTAAGGTTAGTTCTTGATTTATATGTGGATGAATGTCATTGTCTTTCTTTGATTAATGATGATATAAATAATATGGAAATTGTTTTTAAGAAGCTTGATTTGTATGATATTTTGGATATAAAGGGTAATGTTACTAGTGTAATTGTCCAAGGGAAAGATGATGGAAATTTGCAGTTAAATGAAAATAAAACTGAATTTGAATATGAGGAAAAGTTATCTGTAACTAGACCTCTTGATCAATGTATGCCTACACGAACAGTTAAAGATATAGTTTCATCTTATGAGAGTGTTATGTTTGGAGAATGGAAGACAACAGATGTGCGAGGAAAGGAATTGTTATCGTATGATTATCCAAGGGATTTATTTAAGATTGATCAGTTTCGAGATAAATTAAAGAGAAATACTTTGATGAGAGGTAGTTGTAGATTTAAGATTAATTTGCAAACAACTAAATTTATGTGTGGAACCTTAATGTTGATTTATCTTCCTTATCATTTAAGAGGTTATCCTAATGATATTTTTCCTAGTATTGATGGATTGAGTGCTGCCTCCCATGTTAGATACTATGCTGGAAGAATGACAGATGCAGTAATTAAAATTCCTTTTATTTCTAAATTTAATAATATTAACTTGAATTTAGCAAATAATGATCATCAAGTTTTGGGAACGATTAAAGTTTATGTTTTTAATAGTTTGTCAGGAGCAGGTGCTTCAGCAGTCTCATTTAAATTAATGTGTATATTAGATGATGTAGAGGTTGTAGCTCCAACTGAGAGTGATATTGGAGATATAGCTAAGAAAATTTCAACATCTAGAGATTATGGGCCTGTTATTCAAACTGAACAGGAAGAGAAATCTAAGGAAGGAATTATATCTGGAGTTGCAAGTGGAGTTAGTAAAATAGCTTATTTATTGTCAGGGATTCCAGTTATAGGATCATTTATGGGATACGTTGAGAAAACTGCTTCTGCAGTTAGTAAAGTTGCAAGTTTAATGGGATTAAGTAAACCAACAAGTATAGAAACTACTAAACCGATGATTGTAAGGCCCTTTTCTAGTTGTACAATGCGGGATTCGTTGGATTTGAGTTGTAAATTGGCATTGGATCCTAGTAATAATGTTCAGATTAATCCATCTTTGTTTGGAACAACAGCTTGTGAAGGGAGTATAGATTATATAATTAGAACACCTTGTAGGATTGGAGTATTGAAATGGAGTGGTGGAGTCAAGCCTGGATCTTTATTGGTAAGTTTACCTGTTTGTCCGACAGTTGGGTCTGTGCAGTCAGAAATAAGTGTGGATGATAGTATGAAATCGTATCAAATGTCACATATGGGATATATAGCGTTGATGAATCAATTTTGGTCAGGAGATATTGAGTTCTCAGTTGAAGTTATAGCTACAGATCTTCATGCGGGTAGTTTATTAATAGTGTTTGATCCATATAATAACGCTAATCAAAGTAACCATAGTTTTCCGCAGTTAACTAAAGTTAGTTCTGTTATTATGCAATTAGATTTTGGAGTTGCTGATTCAACAAAATTTGTAGCTATGAATTGTCCTTTTATATCTCATTTGGAAGCATTACAAGTTCCTGCTCCATGGTTAAAGTATGAGAGAGTTAATGAAGTTAGTGTTGGCAGTTTTAATATTTATGTTTATAATAGTTTGACACATCCAAGTACAGTTTCTTCAACAGTTGATATAAATATTTGGGTGAATGCTGGAAAGAATTTTAAATTTGCTTTGCCAACATTAAATTTTATTCGCCAAATTTTATATGGACCTCTTAAGAGTGATAGAAATTTTATGTTTGATAGTAGTTTTGATATGGAAGTAGTTCAAGGAGAGTTTAGTGATTTTAGATCAGCAAATGAGGCTAGGTTTGGATCTAAGAGTAGAAATTTTAAAAATTTTTGCGGAAAAAGACCTGATTTTTCTTTAATAATGGGAGAATATATTTGTAGTGTTAATGATTATTTGAAAATATCATCTCCAAGATATGTTTTTAAGTGGCAAGTAGTTTCAGGGTTATATAATGGGATAGATATTCCCCATGATTTTTATTTTACAAATGATACTTTTCCAGAGGATTTTAGAGTTATTGATACTTATAAAGATCATATTAGTAGGATATATAGGTTTTCTAGAGGTTCAGTTAGATGGAAATGGGTATTTACTAGAGCAGATTATATTTCGACTGTTAGTGTTGGTTTTAGAGATGTAGATGAATTACGGACTTCACAATCACAATTTGAATATCAGGGTGCTGGAAATTTGTGGGCAATGTGTGTTCATATGATGAATAATACTTTGGAATATGAGGTACCTTATTTTAATAATTTATTATTTGGAATAAATGGAGACAAGGATGATAATCGTTTTGTTAGATTAGAAACAACTAGTTTGGGATCTTCTGGTTCAAGTATTAGCCATGGTTATGAGAGTGTAGGAGATGATTTTTCTTTAGGATATTTATTTGGTGTTCCAAGGGTTTATTTGAAAGGAGCTAAGCAGAGTGATTTTTATTCGTGGTTAATGAAGGGATATACTGATGGAGAAGCTTTGTCTCATAATATTAAATTTGAACCAGCTGAGGTCTTTGATTCGTTATATAACATTAAACAATTGTCTGGAAAGTATGTGATTGTTAGAGAAAAAGGTAGAAATGTTGGAGATGAGTTTACAATTATAGTTACTAGAATGTCTAATTCATTGCATACTCCTCCTCCTTATACTCGTTATAAGGCTATTTCTACTGAAGTGGTAACTGTTGAACAGGATTATAGTTTTTATTTTTGTATTAATCATTCATTAAAAGTTGAAAATGATCGATACTATTTAGTAAGTCATCCTGGTCATTCTAGATTTAATTATAGTGGGCATGGATTGTTGTTTAGTTTGCAATGTAGTTTGGAAGGTCCAGGTTCTTCTTGTAAATGGCAGTTTATAGAGAGATCAGAGTATACCCATCAAGTAACTTCATTTGAATCTAATGGATGGAGAGTGATTAGAGATGCTGATTTAGTTGGAAAAATAATGAGGCATTGTGATAGAGTAATGAGAGAAACGCGATTTAGTATAAGTGCGCCGGTTCAATCAGTTAAAATTAGAATAAGAAACGAGAATTAAAATTATTAATTAAAAATGGAAAAATTTATTATTATATAATAGATAGATAGGTTTATCTCTCATATTGAGAGCATCCTATAAAACAAAAAGA